CGGCCGTAACAGCATCAAGATTGGTGACAGCACTTGGTACGTCAAAGCAGCCAGGCCATCAAGCGGTCACGGTATGTCGGTAGATCTCATTATTGCCGACGAAGTTTTCGGCATTGACTCCGAAACACTCGACATCGGTTTGCTGCCGACGCAGCGTGCTCGGCCCAATCCGTTGTGCTCAATGTGGTCTACGGCCGGCACGGAGGACAGCATTGCGATGATGCGTTGGCGTGAGCAAGGCATCCGCGCGATTGATGAGCACAAAGCCACCGGCATTTACCTGGCTGAATACTCGCCGCCACCTGACGCCGACCCCATGTCGCCCGGTGCTTGGGAGTACGCCAACCCAGCGCTCGGCCACACGCTCGACATACGCACCATAGAGCAAGAAGCCAAGTCACCCAATCGTGCAGGCTTCCTGCGCTCTAGCGTGAACCTATGGGTGCAATCAGAGCTCTCGTGGCTTGCGCCAGGCAAGTGGGAAGGCTGCGCTACCAAGCTGCCGCCGCTGCCTGGTGGCGTGCTCGCAGTCGAGGTAGCAGTCGACGATGGCCGGTACGTGGCAATACGTTGCAACGGCAACAGTGCTGGGATACTGACTGCGACTGTCGCGTTCATGTGCGAAACCGCGACGCAGGTTTGGGATAACATCCGTCAACAGATTGCGTCAAATCCTGGGCTGACTGTCGCCATCACTCCGACGCTTGACACAAATTGCCCGACCGATCTACAGCGTCGCCGAGTCCTAGTCGGCTACCAAGAGATTTGCCGCCACACGTCAATGGTCAGGTCACTAATCAACGAAGGCCGCGTTGCGCACACTGGCGAAACCATGTTGGCTGAACACGTCGGCCGCGCGGTCGCCGTCAAGACGCCTGGCGCTATCGCGTTGAGCTCGACCAAATCATCTGGCCCTATTGAGTTAGCCCGGTGTCTGGTGTGGGCTGTCGGTATGTGTGGCAAGCCGCGACCAATGGTCAATCGACCTGTCATTGCATCAAGCGCCTAGACTGACTGCACGATGGCTGTTTTCTCATTAAAGCGCGCAATACCTAACGACACGAAAGCCCAAGTCGGCGCGGCCCAGGGTTATGCCGGCAACAACATGGTCGGCAACTTCATGACATACCAGACCGGCTTTGACCGACTGGCCGCCATTCAAATTCCAACCATCTCTCGTGCGCGCGATTTGATTTGCGGCTTAATCGGTTGCTTGGAAATTCATCAGTACGGCAAACAGTGGATGGATGACGAATACGAGGACATCGAGCTCCCAGACGACACGTGGTTCCATCAGCCTGATCCAAACGTCACGCGCAACTTCATCATGAGCTGGACTACCGACGATCTAATTTTCTACGGCCGTGCATTTTGGGTAGTCACCAGCCGATTCGGCAACGGATTCCCGGCCACGTTCACTTGGATTCCAGCCGCTGACGTGCAGACTCGTGACCAGGGCGGCCCACAATGGTTCGGCCCCAGCAAACAAGTCACTTTTAACGGCATTGATCTCAATCCAAATGACGTAGTGCAATTCATCAGCCCAATTCAAGGCCTGCTTTCAATGGGCGCGCGCATGATTCGCACCAACATCAACCTGGACACGAGCGCTGAGCGTTTCGCACGCAATCAGACACCAGCCGGTGTGCTCAAGCAAACCGAAGGCGAACCGTTGAGCGCTGAGGAATTGAGCGAGCTCGCAGCCGGCTTCGCAGCCGCGCGCAACAACAACGCGATTGCAGCTCTCAACCAGTACGTCGACTGGAAAGAGTCGTACATGGATCCGAGCAAACTTCAGTTGACCGAAGCACGCACCTACCAGGCGCTTGAAATGGCGCGCCTGGCAAACATTCCGCCATACCTCGTGGGTGCACCAAGCGGCTCAGGCATGACGTATCAGAACGCTTTGCAGGCGCGACAAGACCTGTACCTGTTCGGAGCGAAGCCATACATCGACTGCATTGAGCAAACACTGAGCATGAATAACGTGACGCCACGCGGCCGCTACATTTATCTCGACGTAGAGTCATACTTGGAGGAAGCACAAATGGAGCCCGACCAGGAAAACGCTGCACCTGGTCGGGCACCTACAAACGAAACCGAGGATGACAATGATTCGACTAACGGCCGCTGACACATTCGTACTCGCTGAGGATGGCGAATCGCCACGCACCATTTCGGGCATCGCCGTACCTTGGGGCGTTGAGGCCACCGTTTCAGACGGTACGCGCGTGCGTTTTGAGCGCGGCAGCCTCCCGATCAGTGGCAAAAAGCCCAAACTGCTCAAGTATCACGACTCAACCCAGCCTGTCGGTGTAGTCACCGGCCGAGTCGACAGCGAAAAAGGCATGGTATTTACGGCGCGAATCAGCGCCACCAGCGAAGGCAACGACATGCTTGAGCTCATCAAAGATGAGGCTGTTGACGCAGTCTCCGTTGGCGTAGACGTGATCGATGCCCGGTATGACGACGATGGCACGATGGTCATCGCCAAAGCCAACTGGGTTGAGCTGAGCCTTGTGACGGAACCAGCGTTCAAGGGTGCTACCATTACAGATGTTGCAGCGACACAACCACCGCGAGAGGAATCACAACCAATGTCCGAGAAGGTCGAAGCAACTGCCGCACTTGTCGCTGAAACGCCTGCTGCTGCCCCCACCATGCTGTTCGCCGAGCCGAAGCCAGCCTTCAAGCTCCCGACGCCAACGGAATACATCGCCAAATTCATGCGCGGTGGTTCAGAGTTCGCCGAGTTCAACGCGCGCATCAAGGCCGCAGCACCGGACATCACCACAAGTGATACACCTGGCATCCTGCCCGAGAGCATTGTGACTCCTGTGTATGACTCGCTCAACCCGGTCAGGCCTTTCGTCACCGCAATCGGTACGCGCGCAATGCCGCAAGGCGGCGCCACGTTCCGTCGCCCCAAGATTGGCACGCGCCCAACGGTCACGCAGCAGCCGACCGGCCAGCTCAACGCGCTCGATCCGTCGACCGTCACCGTTACGAACACGGACATTTCGAAGCTGACCTTTGGCACGTACGTCACGTTGTCCGAACAAGACCTCGACTGGACTGATCCAGATTCGTTGGCCATCGTGCTCAACCAGTTGGCCATTGCCTACGGTCAAGCGACCGACAACTACGCAGTCGACCAGATGGTTGCCAGCACCACGCAAACCGAAACCATCACCGACCTTAGCTCATCGGCCGACTGGATTGCTGCCATCTACGGCGCGGCTTACCAGATCAGCAACGGCAGCAACTACCTGCCGACGCACCTGTTCTGCGCCCCGATCACCTGGGCGAAGCTCGGCATGATTGTCGATAGTGCGGACAGGCCGCTGTTCCCCTCGGTTGCGCCATACAACGCCTTCGGCGTGCAGACCGCATCCTCATGGAACGGCAACCCGCTTGGCTTGAGCCTGGTTGTCGACAAGAACATGGCCGGCAGCACCGGCTCAGGCGGCCTCAACGGCGTCGTCGGCCACGCAGCCGGCGCAGCCGCAGGCTTTGAGTTCTACGAACAGCAGAAGGGCGCCATCTCGGTTGATGTGCCCTCGACGCTCGGTCGCACGATTGCCTTCCGGGGCTACGCAGCCGTGTTTATGGCTGACGCGACCAAGTTCGTGAAGCTCCTCAAGAGCTGAACCAGCAGATTCCTTCCTCCAGGGAACACTGAACGGTGGCGACGTACACGATCACCCATAAACAGGTGGTTGACAATGTTGCCATCGTTCAGTTGCTGGAACCTCTTGAATTCGAGGTTGGTCAAAGCATCACCATTGCCGGTGTCAACGCCACATGGAATGGCAGCCACAAGATTCTTGCGCTGCCTGAGTATTACTTCACCGGCGTCAGTCTTCAAGGCGATTACGAGTACGACACAAATCGCATTATCACCAATCAGGTGCTGTTTGCGCTTACGACGGATGACGCTGAACGCGCGGCCGCAAGCGGCACTGTCACCTACTCGGTTACGTGCACCTGGATTGTCCTGGGCGATTTAGAGGATTACCTCGGCTTTACGTTCACCAATCCCAGCGCCGATCTTGACGTTGCCAACATGGCTATCTCGGCCGCCAACGCTTTTGCTTTCCGTCGACGCCAGGAAGCCGGCTACTGGGATTCCCCCAGCACCGTGCCTGATGGTGCAGCCAAGCTCGGCACCGTGCAATACGCGGCAATCCTTTACCGTGAACGCGGCAGCACCGAAGCTTTCGCCAGCTTCGATCCGTTGGCCACAGGCGGCCCAGTCACAGGCAACTACGGCCAAATACTGCGTCTGCTTGGCTGCGGCAAACCACAGGTCGCCTGATGCCTGACACGCTGTTCAAAGAGGGCTATGACCAGCTCGTGACCAAGCTTGGCACCATTACCGGGCTGACGGTGTTCAATGATCCGCGCAACATCAACGTGCCGTGCGCAATCGTTGAAGCGCCAAGCATCCAGATGGCCAGCAACGTCGTGGCCGACATGGAATTCCGTGTCGTAATCGTTGGTATGGGCACCGGCGACAACCGCACACTCGATCAGCTGCTTGACCTGGCTGATTTGATTCGAGCCGCGCAAATCGGCCTCAACACAGCGCGCCCCACAACCGTCAGTTACGGTGGCGCCGACTATCCGGCCTACGAGCTCGTGATACGCACCAAAGTCGCACCGTAGACCTACTAGACTGCCCACAAGGCTTGCAGCGGCCGCCAACCACAGGAGAATCGCTACATGGCCGTTGCAACCACTTACCTCGCCTCACCGTCATTCCAGATTGGCCCTAACTTGGCTGGCGTCAAGACTTTGACCGACCAGTGCAAGAGCGTGGTCGTCACCAAGGCGCGCGAATCGCTTGATGCTTCGAGCTTCGGTTCATCGGCTCGCAACTACGTCGGCGGCCTCACCAACGTGACGGTCACCGCCACGCTGCTGATGGAATACAGCAGCACGCCTGGCACCTACGTCGACTTGACCAGCCTTGTGGGCACCAACGTCTACGTCGCCGTAAAAGCCGACTCGGCTGCCGCCATCTCAACGACCAACCCGGAATTCCAAATCACTGGCGGCTACCTCGAATCACTCGATGTTGTCAACGGCTCGGTCGGTGAACTCTCGGAAGTGGAAATCACCATCACTGGTGGCACGCTCGTCGAAGACACGACGCCATGAAATTAACGATCCAGGTGTCGTTCAAGACACCGGCAGGACAATCAGTCAGCGAAACGGCCACAACGACCATTGCAACTGCCGCAGCGTGGGAACGTAAATTCAAGCGCCGCGCATCCGATCTCCAAGGCGGCATCGGCATCGATGACCTGATGTTTATGGCGTGGCACGTGCTCAACGCTCAAAAACGTGAAGGCCGTGATTACGACACGTGGCTTCAATCGGTTGAGGATTTCAGCGTCGTTGAGGTCGCTGGCGCAAACCCTACGGATCCGGCAGCATCAGACGCCAGTTAGCTGAGCTGCTGTTGGCTACCGGGTACTGGCCAGACGGCATCGAGTTTGACGTAGAGGATTTGGCGACGGTGTTGCTACTTGCCAACAAACAGCAGGAGAAACGTCGTGGCCGCTAACACATCCGTCACCGTCGTTGGCGTCAAAGAAGCCATGCGCGACTTGCAAAAGCTTGAGCCTGACCTTGCCAAAGAAATCAAACGCGATTTCAAGCAAATCGTTGACCCAATCGTGAAAGACGCACGCACCCAGGTCGTTGCCAGGCCGCTGTCAGGTTTTGCTCGGTCATGGAAACAAGGCCGCATCTTTCCCTGGGATCAGCAAGCAGTCAGCAAATCCATCATCGCGCGATTCAGCAACAGGCGTCGAGGCAACAGCCTGGCTGTTTTTAGCGTCACCATGAAAAGCCCAGCAGGCACCATTTTTGACATGGCAGGCCGCAAATCCTTCAATCGTTTGGCCACTGCACTCGATCAGCTGTATGGCCGCGCATCACGCCTTATGTGGCCAACCTACGAACGTCACGCTGATGCAGTCAACGAAAACCTTGCGCAACTGGTCGACAAAATCACTGATGAGACGAATCGTAGACTGGTGCGCTAATGGCCGTAACAATCCCGATTATTTCCGAGTTTGACGGCAAAGGCATTAGCAAAGCCGTTGCCGAATTCAAACAGCTTGAAGGCGCTGGTGCTAAAGCCCAGTTCGCTCTCAGCAAGGCTGCGTTGCCGGCCGCAGCGGCTATCGGCGGCCTGGCTGTCGTAATCGGCGATGCCACCAAAGCCGCCATCGAGGATGCCAAAGCACAAGAGCTGCTAGCTCTAGCCATTGAAAAGAACACGCTGGCTGGCGAAGCCAACGTGCGTGCTGCGGAGGCCTACATCGAGGCCACCATGATGAGCGCAGCAGTCGCAGACGACGTGCTCAGGCCAGCCCTGGCCACTCTGGTGCAAACCACAGGCGACCTGCAATACAGCCAAGAGCTGCTCAACGCCTCGCTTGACATTTCGGCTGCTACTGGCACGGAGCTCAGCGCCGTTACCGATGCCGTAGCGAAGGCTTACGCAGGCAATACCAAAGCCTTGGGCAACCTGGTGCCCAGCGTGCGTGGCCTCATCAAAGACGGTGCCTCGCTTGATGAGATTATGCAAGCGCTTAACGCGACGGTTGGTGGCGCAGCGGTGGTGGCAGCCAACAGCGCGGAAGGCCGCATGAAACGGTTGTCGCTAACGATTGGCGAAACCAAAGAGTCAATCGGCGCAGCCTTCTTGCCAATCCTTGAGAAATTGCTGCCATACCTGCAACGCTTTGCCGAGTATGCGCAAAACAACAGCGACACCATCGTGAAAGTGATGCTCGCGGTCGGTGCCCTGGCTACTGCGATTCTGGTGCTCAACACGGCAGTCAAAGTCATTACGGCCAGCCAGATTGTGCTCAACGCAGTCATGGCAGCCAACCCGGTCGGCCTGGTCGTTGTCGCAGTAGCAGCCCTCGTGGCTGGCTTTATGGTGCTGGTCGAGAAAACAGGCAGCGTCAAAAACGCCTTTATGACGATGGGCAATTTCATCATTGGCATCTTTGAAAACATTGCCAATCGCTACGTCGACATGGTCAACCTCATCATCAAAGGCCTAAACCTGCTGCCAGGTGTCAACATTGGCCCCATCGGAGAAATCAACCTGCCGCGTTTCAACGTGGGCGGCGCAGGTGGCGCAACAGCCACGCCAGGCGGTACCAGCGGCCCAGACCTGATCGAGCGACGCTTTGCAGCGCCTGTGGTGCCTGTTGTGCCAGCTCCAGGCGTCGAGTTGCCTGCACCGTCAGGTGGTGGCGGTGGTGGCACGGTTGGCGGTGGTGGCGGCCTTGGTCAAGGCATGGTCGGCATCTTGCCGATTAACGAAGGTTTCATTGGTGGCGGTGGTGGCGGTTTTGGCGCAGCACCAGGCAACGAAATGCTGCTCGATGGCATGACTGGCGGCATCAGCATCACCATCAATACCGTCACGGCGCCATCCGATCTTGGTGACACCATCGTCAATGCTTTGCGTGATTACAACCGACGCAGCGGCCCGGTACAGGTTGAGATTGCGTAATGGCTGCATCAGTCGTTCAATCAGGCACATACCTGCTGGAGCTCGATACCGGTTTTGATGTCAATTCGTTCAGGCTTAATGACACCGAAAAAGGCGTACTGAACAATACGACGTACACACTCGGGCCGAATACGCAATACGCCGACATAACCGACTTCGTTACCGACATTCGTTACAGGCGCGGCCGCCGCAAAGTAGACGACCAGTTCTCGGCTGGAGTCATGTCATTCAGCATGAATGACGAAACAGGCATCCTTGGCCCATACGACACCAGCAGCCCTTATTACGATCCGATGAACGACAAGCCAGGTTTGGCGCCTATGCGTCGAATTAGGCTTAGCCGCAACGGCGACTATCTGTTCGTCGGATACGTCACGTCATACACATACAACTTTGCCTTGGCTGGCTTCAACACCGTCAACGTCACCTGCTCCGATGATTTCTATTTGCTGGCCCAAACCCAAATGGCGGCATTCAACCCCAGCTCACAATTAAGCGGTGCTCGCGTCAGCACCGTGCTTGCATTGCCCGAAGTCGACTACACCGGCACAACCAGCATCGCCACAGGCACCGTCAACCTTGGTCATGACAGCAGTTACAACGTCGACGCTGGCACCAACACGCTGAACTATCTAAATCAAATCAATGAAGCCGAGCAAGGCCGACTGTTTATGTCGCGCGATGGCGTGCTGACGTTCCAGAACCGTATTGGCGCCACGCTTAGCGGATCAGTCATAACCTTTGCTGACGATGGCACAGCTGCCAAGTATGACGAGGTAGAAGTCGAGTTTGACGCCGATGGCGTCATTAATCGCGCCTACGTTGAAGGCCTAAACAACAACACGGCCACGGCCGAGGATTTGACCAGCCAAGCCACATACTTTATTCAGTCGAGGTCAATCACCAACAGCCTTTTACACGACGCCAGCGAAATCACGGCCCTAGCGAACTACCTGATTGAGGGTGAGCCCGGGCCACGATTCACAGCAATCAGCACCCATTTTGGCCTGCTAACTGATCCACAACGCACCAATGCGGCCACTGTGGAAATCGGTGACACCATCACCGTCACCAAAGACATCACCGGACTATCTACGCTGACCTCAGAACTGAGCATTGAGGGCATCGAGGGCACTATCAATGTCAACACAGGTCACCGGGTCACGTACTACACAGCCCCGACCACAGTCGTATTCCAGCTCATCCTTGACGATTTGGTGTACGGACAACTTGACGGCACGAACGTATTAGGATGATGTAATTATGGGTGCTAACGCGCAGACAACTGTTCCAACATTCGTCGCAAGCCAGGTATTGACCGCCGATCAGATGAATCAGTCGGCGCGCACTGGCGTTCCGGTGTTCAGTTCGACAGTGACGCGCGATGCCGGGTTTGGCGGTACGGGGGAGAAAACTTTGGCGGAAGGCCAGTTGTGTTACGTCGAAGGCACTGGCCTGCAGTCGTACAACGCTGCCGGAGCATGGGTCACGTGGGGAACTGCCCCAAGTGCAGGTGCACTGGTATTGATTAAAACTCAGACGATTGGAACAACCGTTTCAAGCGTGACAGTTACCGATGCGTTCAGCAGCACATACGACAACTACATGATTACGGTGACGGGCGGAGTCGCGTCGATAGATGGAGGCGCTATTGGACTGCAACTCGGTGCAACAACCACCGGCTACTACGCCGGGTACGGCCGCATAACGTACAGCAGCGCCGCTGCAAGTAACGCCAACGACAACAACGCTGCACAGTTCGTTCGATCTGGCAGATCAAGCACGAATACACTCTTTGCAAACATCTACTTGCACGGCCCAAATCTGGCCAAAAACACTTTTTATCGAGCGTGGGATATTGAAGGCGCGACAGGTTCAGTCGGGGGTTATGGTGCCGGCTTTCTAAATAACAGCACGCAATACACCGCTTTTACTCTCAATGCCAGTACTGGCACGTGGACTGGTGGAACAATTCGCGTTTATGGCTACGTCAACAGTTAGGAATCGTATGACATACAAAGTGCAAATTGACGACGAAATTCGCAACGCCACCGCCGAGGAAGCGGCCATTATTGATGCGCAACGCGCCGACGCCGAGGCACAAACCCTTGCCGCCGCCGCCGAAGCCGCCGCATTTGCATCAGCACGTGCCAAACTTGCGGCTCTTGGATTGAGTGAAGCTGAAGTCAAAGCATTGGTGGGCTGATGAAGTGGCAGCACGTCTTAGAGGACTGGGCCAAAGCTTTCGTCGCTGGAAGCGTCGCCGTGCTTATCACAAGCGAATACGATCTCGAAGGCGCGCTAAAAGCCGGGTTGGCAGCGGTACTGCCGCTGATTTACGCATGGGCAAACACGAAAGACCATAGGTACGGCCGCAAGTGAGCCGTGAAGTCAGGCCGGTGCGCCTACCAGCCGACCTGGCCAACGTGACACCAGGCGAAATCCCTGCCTACCTGCTGCGCTCAATCAGGCCTTACGGCCGGCTGCACTGGCTCGCTGCTCAAGCCTGGGAAGCGATGCGCAAGCAAGCTCAGGCTGATGGCATTAGACCGTTCAAGCCGACCAGTCACGGCGACACTTACCGCGATTTGGCGACACAGGAACGCGGCTTTCTTGCTCGATACACCACAGCCCCGATTGCCAACAGCACATCAATACGCACATGGAAAGGCCAACGCTGGTACCTAAAGCCTGGGCTGGCACCAATGGCCGTACCGGGCACAAGCACACACAACCTCGGCCTCGCTGTCGACGTGTCAGAGGCATCAGGCGAGCGCCTGCAATGGATGGAAGCCAACTGCCTGACATTCGGATTCAGCTGGGAATTCAGGTCTGGCGCCGAACCGTGGCACATCCGCTATTTCAAGGCAGAATCAATACCGCCCAGGGTGCAGCGCTGGCTCGACACCCATGCAAACTGAAATCACCGTCGCCCTCATCTCAGCCGTTGCCCTCGTGGGTGCCGGCATACCTGCTGCCCTCATCGAGCGAGCCCGGCGAGAAAACGCCGACGATCATGCATACGTGCGCCAGATACTGACTAGGGTGGAAAACAAGTTAGACAACCACCTGGAGGATCACATCAATGGCTTTACGCGACGAAATAGCAAAAAAACAGAACAAAATCGGTGACCTGGTCGCTTGGGTCAATAAACAGAAAAACCGCAAGGAATGGGTTGACATCATCCTTGACGAATCATTTAGCAATCAGGCCGTGGCCGCGTTGCTAAGCAAGCACGGTTTCAAGACTGATTGGAATGTTGTCTACCGCTACAGGATGCGTCATGGCGCTAAGTGACGAGCTCGGCGAGCTCCAAACAATCGATCAGCTACGCCAAGCACTAAAACGTTCCAATGAGTTGAACATCAAACTCAAACACAAGACCGGCGAGCTGGTCGCCGCCGTGTATCAGGCCGCCAAGGATGCCGCCCTGGCGACGCCGCCAGTCAAGGTCAAACCGCCTACGGTTCGAGGCAGCAGCAAAAAAGCCGAGGTCGCGCTGTTGCATTGCACCGATTGGCAGCTCGGCAAAAAGACCGTCACTTATGACAAGGAAACGTGCCGCAAACGCATTGAGCGATTCGTAGACAAAGCCATTGGCATCACCGAGATTCAACGCAAACACCACCCGGTCAACGAAGCCGTACTGTTGCTCGGTGGCGACATGGTCGAGGGCATTGGCATTTTCCCCGGCCAGGCATACGAGGTCGATTCGCTGCTTTATGAGCAACTATTTGAAGTGTCGCAAATCATCAGCAGCGTCGTCATCAACCTGGCTCAAAACTTCAAGACCGTGCGCGTCGTATGCGAATACGGCAACCACGGCCGCATCGGCCGCCGAGGCGATCTAGCAGCCAGTGACAACATTGACCGCATCGCGTACCAAATCGCGCGCAACCAAATCGGCTACCTAACAAAAGATTGGCAAGCATCAGACAATTGGTACCAAATCTTTGACATCGGCGCCTATCGAGGCCTGCTGGTGCACGGCGACGAAATCAAGAGCTTTGGCGGCAACACACCAGCCTTCGGCATCCTGCGCAAAGTCAATGCCTGGGCGTCAGGCGTCATCCAGCCGTTCAATGACTGCTACATGGGTCACTGGCACACGCCCATGAGCTTGACCATGAGCAACGCTGGCCGCATTTTTGTGACCGGGTCGCCCGAGTCGCACAACGAATACGCGCGCGAATTCGTGGCAGCGACAGGCATACCCAGCCAACGCCTGCATTTCATCGATCCAGAAAAGGGTCGCGTGGCAGCGGAGTACGTGGTATGGCTCGACTAGAGCACCCACTTGTCCTGGTCACCTGGCACGACGCCCACACCATTGACAACGACGAATGGCACGAGCTGGCCGACCTGACTGATGAGCCGTGTGTGGTGCAGTCAGTCGGCTGGCTGCTTTCAAAGCGCAATGCCAGGCATCTGATACTGGCTCAAAGCCTGACCGACGACAAAGGCGTAGACAACGTGCTATTCATCCCAGCTCGTATGGTGCGAAAAGTAGTAAGGCTGCAAATCCCCCACAAGCGCCGAAAGGTGCGCTAAGGTGAAATCAGCCGTTGGAGGCGGCCAATAATGACCACACTCATCACCTATGAAATACTGACCGGATTGTGTCAGGAAACTGGGCAACAGTTTCATCTCGTAGTATTCCGTGACCAGGAAGGCGCCGTACTGAAGGCCCAACTGCGTTACCGATTCAACGCAGACGACGACTGGAGCGAACCATCAAAGCTCACCCACCAGCCACCGATCGAACCCATGCACCCGAGCGTCGCATGAGCCCTATCGTCACCATCCTTGCCACGGCACTCTTTACCGGCGCGGTAGGAGTGATGGTCACGCAGGATCCAGAAGTGGATACCTGGGGCCTCGTGTCGGCCTCCACCGCTTACTCCCCGGTGGAGGCTGGCACGCCACCAGACGCATTAGGAAGCGATTACAGCCCTGAAAGCACGCAGGTGCAGTATCAGGGCCCCGGATGCCAAGAATGGGCCGACACGGCCCTTCGAGGCGGCTTTCAGCCCCATGACCTGAGCACCGCCCTTCAGGTCATGGAGCTGGAGTCGGGATGCCTACCAAACGTCATTGGCGACAACGGCCAATCATTCGGGCTAATGCAAATCAACGACTACTGGTGCACGCCCAACCAATACTGGCCGCGCGGCTACCTACAAACGCAAGCCATCCTCGATGACTGCGCAGAACTACTCGACCCACTAACAAACCTGTGGGCCGCATGGCACATTTCAAGCCGGCACGGCTGGCAAAACTGGACAACCTATGCGCGTATTCCTCAATGACTTGATTTTCGGTGTCATCGTCATCGGCTACCTTGTGGCAACCATGATTTACCTTGTCGTCACCCACGAGAGGAAAAAGCAGCGTGACAACTAGACCCGATCCAGGTGACGCGGCATACGTCGCCTGG